CAGCCGCAAGCCGTGCGCCATGCCGCCCGCAACAAGTTCACTGTTGAAGTGGCCGGTCAAGACGACCTCGTTTCTCTGGTGGCCACTGGCTGCCCGGTCGAGGAAGCAGGTGCCGACGAGCAGCCCGAAGCGCAGGAGGCCCAGCAATGAACCGCTACCTCGGAACCAAGCTCATCAACGCCAAGCCCATGAACCGCGCAGAGTACAACGCGCTGCGTGGCTGGGCTGTGCCTGCTGACGAGAACCCAGACGACGCCGGGTATCTGGTCGAGTACGTCGACGGCGGCAAGGCCAACCATCCCAACTTTGCTGGCTACATCTCCTGGTCGCCCGCTGATGTGTTCGACCGCGCTTACCGCCCGGTTGTCGGCATGTCCTTTGGCGATGCCATTGCCGCCCTCAAGGCTGGGCATAAGGTGGCACGCACCGGGTGGAACGGCAAGGGCATGTGGCTTTCTCTGTCGGCACACGGCGGCGAATCGCGCAGCGTTCCTGCTGGTGGCTTCTGGTCTGAGAACAACTCTCGCTATGCCGCCGAAAACGGCGGGGCTGCTGTCGTACTCCCCTGCATCACCATGAAAACCGCAACCGGCGAAATCCTCATGGGCTGGCTTGCCAGCCAGACCGACATGCTGGCCGAGGACTGGCTGATTCTTGACCCTGAAAGGAACGCATCATGATCCGCCCGATTACCGACACCCTGCGCCATCTTGAAGCCGGCTGCCTGATTGATGAAGCCAGCGAGAAGCTGTCCGAACTGGTTTTGGCCGTTGATTCCACCGGCAAGGCAGGCTCGATCACCATCACCTTGAAGCTGCGCAAGGCAACCGCTGGCGCACTGGCCGTTACCGGCAGTGTCACCGTAAAGAAGCCTGCCGAACCTGCCATCGAGTCGCTGCTGTTCGCCACGCCCGAGGGCAACTTGCTGACCGAAGACCCCCGGCAAGTCAAGCTCGAACTCAAGCCCGTCGCCGTCGAGGCGAAGGAACTCAAGCATATCAACGCAGCATAAGGAGGCAGCATGGACACCCAAAACGCTCAAATCATTCTGGACGCTGGCGCAGCCCTCGTCGATCCCGTGCGCGATCATGGCGGCATCCCCTACGTCGCCATGCCAGAAGGCTACTCGGTCAATGATCTGGAATCCCTGCTGCCACAACCGGCCCGCAAGCGTGCCAAGGTGGTGATGCTGGATGCGCCCAGCTTCATTGCCTACGCCAAAAAGCACGGCAGCCTGGACAACTGCACCCTGTACGCTGATGTGGATTACGAGGCCGCCAAGTGCAGCATCGTTGCCGTCGTCAATGACCATGGTTCGGATGTGGATCAAGCCCAGTGGCGCGACCATCAAGCCACCTTCCAGCCCAAGCTGTCGCACGAATGGAAGTGCTGGACGCAGTTCAACAAGCAGGCACAGGATCAGGCCAAGTTCGCCGCCTTCATCGAGGACAACATGGGCGACATCGCCAGCATTGACGGCATGCCCACGGCAACCGACATGCTGCAAATGGCGCTGGCCTTCGAGGCGAACAGCGACAAGCGGTTCAAGAAGCGCATCGACCTGCAATCCGGTGGTGCCGCGCTGGAGTACGTCGACCAGCAGGACGAAAGCACCAGCGCCAAGATGCGGTTCTTCGAGCGTTTCACCATCGGCATCCCGGTATTTCAGGGCAGCACAGCGGCCTACCCCATCGAGGCCCGCCTGAAATACCGCCAGCAGTCCGACAAGCTGGTGTTCTGGTTCGAGTTGATCCGGCCTGATCGCGTGTTCAAGCAGGCAGTCACCGACGAAATCGAGAAGATCCACGAAGCCACCGGCTTCATGTTGTTGTACGGCAACGCCGGCCTGTAACCCGCCAGCCAAACGCGGGCAACAGCGTGACAGCCGGGAGAGAGCCGGCACCACAAACAACGAGGGACTGAACGATGGATTATGGAATTACCGTCATCGACATGCTCAAGCATGCCGAGGCCAACAAGACGCCCGACAACATGACTGCGCTGGTACGCAGCTTGTCGCTGGGCATCGCTGCCGTAAGCTCCATGGTCAATACCATGGACGCCCAGGCCGAACTGCTGGACAACCTGTTTGCTGCGATCAAGAGCGAGGCGAAAGACCTGTACGTCGGCCGTCACCAAGGATGCTCACAGGCTGACTACCTCCAGCACATCTACACACCGGAGACGCCCAATGCCTGACATTTCCGACTTCACCGATCCAGTGGTCGCAGCGATCTACGAGCAGTACGAGAAGCGTGGAGAAACCGAAAAGGCCCGCACCTATCTGGGCGCAAGCAGCATCGGAAACGAATGCAAACGCGCCTTGTGGTACGCCTTCCGCTGGGCCGGCACACAGAAGTTCGACGGGCGCATGCTGCGCCTGTTCCAGACCGGGCACCTGGCCGAGCCGCGTTTCGTCGCAGACCTTCGCGCCATCGGCGCCACGGTGCATGACGTTGATCCAGCCACCGGCAAACAATTCGGCTTTGCCCACCACGGCGGGCACATGCGCGGGCACATGGATGGCTGCGCCGTTGGCATCCCGACAGGCGGCCAGAAGTGGCACGTGCTGGAATTCAAGACCCATTCGGCCAAGTCGTTCGGCACGCTCAAGAAGGGCGGCGTAAAGAAGGCCAAGCCCGTGCACTACGCGCAGATGATGTGGTACATGGGCAAGTCGGGCATGGATCGCGCCCTGTACCTTGCCGTGAACAAGGACACCGACGAACTGTACTCGGAGCGCATCGAGTTCGATCAGGTGGAATTCGAGAAGATTCAGGCCAAGGCCGAGAGCATCATCTTCGCCGCCGAGCCGCCGCCCCCGATCAGCAACGATCCAAAGTTCTACATCTGCAACTGGTGCTCACACAATGACGTGTGCCACGGCCACCGGACGCCGGCCCTGTCGTGTAGGACGTGCGTGCATTCCACGCCAGAGCGCGAAGGCGATGGCCGCTGGTCGTGCGCGAAACACAGCCGGGAAATCCCGGTTCATGCCCAGCGTGCCGGGTGCGTCAACCATCTGCCGCTACCGTCCCTGCTGACCTATGCCGAACCGCTAGATGCTGGCGACGGCTGGATCATGTTCCAGCGCAAGGATGACCCGGCCAAGCAATTCATCGTCACCGACGAGTCGACGGCGCTGCCTGCCGATCTTCCCTTGCAGCAGTACATCTACGCCAGCAAGGAAATCAGCGCGGCAAAAGATCACCGGGCTATTTGCGACCCTGAGATTGAGAAATTCCGTATCGAGTTCAACGGAACGATTGCGGGTTAATGATGAATACAGAAATCCTCGATACCCATGGCCAAGAAGACTAAGCAAGATGAGATCAGGCAATCCGCGCGGTGCACCGGCAAGCACCGATACGAAAGCGTCACGCTGGCCAGAAGCATCGCCAAGCGGTCACGTGGCAGCGAGGAATCGCGAGTCAGCGTGTATCGGTGCCAGACCTGCAATGGGTGGCACATCGGGAACAAACTATCAATGAAATTCAGAAAAAAGGGAAGGCATGAATAAGTGCAGCATAGACGGCTGTGAAAAGCAGGCATCAGTTCGAGATTTGTGCGGAATATCAAGCGTCATGGATCATTGGCGCACGTAGCATGAAGCCGATATTGCGCCCATACCAACAGGCCAGCATCGACGCCCTGTATGACTACTTCCGCACGCGAGACGGAAACCCGCTGATCGTTCTGCCCACGGGTGCCGGCAAGTCGCTGACTCTGGCCGCGTTCATCCATGGAGCCATCGACGCCTATCCGACCACTCGCATTGTTGTGCTCACGCACGTCAAGGAACTGATCGCCCAGGACGCGCAGGCCATCATTCGCTATTGGCCGGAAGCGCCCATCGGCATCTGGTCTGCCGGTCTTGGCCTGAAATCCAAGCATCAAGTCACCGTGGCCGGTATCCAGTCCATCCATAAGATGCCCACCAAGTTTGCCGGTACAGATCTGGTCATCATCGACGAGGCGCATTTGCTGTCCAAGAATTCGGACACCATGTACGGTCGTTTCCTCGCCGGCCTGCGACAGCACAACCCGTTCCTCAAGGTAATCGGACTGACGGCCACGCCGTACCGCATGGATTCCGGCATCTTGACCGAAGGCGAGCACCGGGTATTCACCGACATCGCCTACGAGGCCGGTGTTGGCGATCTAATCAAAGACGGCTGGCTGTGCCCACTGGTGGCCCGCAACGGCGCCACCAAGGCCGATCTGTCCGACGTGCATGCCCGTGGCGGGGAGTTCGTGGCCAATGAATTGCAGCAGGCCATGGACAAGGACTACTTGATTCAAGGCGCACTGGATGAAGTGGGCCGCTACGCCCACGACCGCAACCACATCCTTGGCTTCTGCGCTGGCGTGGAGCACGCCGCCCATTGTGCCGATGCCTGCCGTGCCCGTGGATGGACGGCGGACTACGTGACCGGCGACATGACCCCGACTGAGCGTGACGCCAAGATCAACGCCTTCAAGGAAGGGCGCACGCGCATCCTGTTCAACGCCATGCTGCTGACGACCGGGTTCGATGCCCCGCACATCGACTGCATCGTGATGCTGCGCCCGACGAAATCCACCGGCCTGTATGTGCAGATCATGGGACGCGGCCTGCGCAAGCATGCCTGCAAGGAGAACACCCTGATTCTGGACTTCGCCGGGAACGTCGAGCGCCACGGCCCCATCGACCAGATCAAGGTCAAGCGCAAGTCTGAGAAAGGCGAAGGCGTCAGCGTGGCCCCGGTCAAGGAGTGCCCTAACTGTCAGGCGCTGGTGCATGCCGGTGTGCGCGAGTGCCCCGAGTGCGGCAACCTGTTCCCGGAGAACGAGACAGCCAAGCACGGCACCGAAGCCGCTGATGCCGTGGTGGTGGCCGCGCTGGAAAAGCCGCGCACCTACACCGTGGATCGCGTCGAGTACGAGCGCTACTCGAAGATCGGCAAGCCTGATTCGGTCAAGGTGACGTACTGGTGCGGGCCTTCCACGTTTTCGGAGTGGTTGCCGATACTCGATGATCGCAGCTACGTGAAAAAACACTACATCGCCTGGTGCTGGCAGCGCGGGATTGTTGCTGCCCAGACCATCGAGGAATTCTTGATGCAGGCCGAAGAACAGCGGATTCCTCAACCAGAAACCATCACCGTGAAACTTAGTGGCAAGTACTGGCAAGTCACGGATGCCAAATTCAACTGGAGGAAAACAGCATGAAGCCGCGCCCCACCATCGAACGCCTGCATCGAGTGCTGCGTTGCGACGCTGGCCGCTTGTACTGGATCAAGCGCCCCGATCCCATGGCCACTCGTGCCGTTGTTGGCGAGGAAGCAGGCCGGTCAAGCACGGGCGGCTACAACGACATCCAGATTGACGGCTGTCGTATGAAAGCCCATCACATCGTCTGGGCGCTGCACCACGGCGAGTACCCGGCCTGCCTGCTGGATCACATCAACGGCGACAAGACCGACAACCGCATCGAGAACCTGCGCCTTGCCACCGCCCACGACAACGCCGCCAACAAAGCCAGCGCCAGTGGCGCCACGTCGGCCTATCTCGGCGTCTCGTTCAAGGCTGCCCGCAAGGCATGGGTGGCGCAAATCTCCAAGCTGGGCAAGAAGATTCACATTGGCCTGTTTGACAGCGAGATTGCAGCGGCACGCGCCTACAACGAAGCGGCAACCCGGCTGCACGGCCAGTTCGCCCGACTCAACCAGATCGACGGGAGCACGGCATGAGCGAAGCCCAATACACGACCAAGAAAGAAATCGCCAAGCGCGTCAAGGCGCTCAAGCAGGAAATCACGTTCTTGGAGTCCATCCACACCGGATGCGGTTCCTGCGATGCGTTTGACGGTCGTGGCTGCAAGCGGGCAGGTGGCGTCGAGCCGCCGCCCGAGGTCAAGCTGTCCGGGTGCCCCGAATGGAAGTGGGACGAGGTGCCTTTCTAATGAAACCACTTTACATCACCATGGACACGCTGCCGGAGGTTGTCGGGCTGTCCAAATCAACCATTAAGAGCGAAATACGTGCCTCGCGCTTTCCCAAGCCGCGCCAGCTTTCCGGGCGGCGAACCGGCTGGCTGGTCAGGGAAATTGAGGACTGGGCCGAGACACGTCCGGTGTCTGACCTCCCACCACCGCCCAACACGTCGGCAGGAGGAGCAAACCGGCAGGCTACCGGGAGGATTCAACCAGCGATTCAATGTGCTCAGACAGGCGAGTGAGCCACACCCGGCGCTCATTATCATAGGCGTGCCGGTTGTAGGTTCCCTTCACGCCAGGCGGCATGATGTGTTTCGTGGCAGGGGGTGCAGCATGAGCACCACCAATCCGCTGATCGACACCGATAGCCAGAATGAAACCATCCAGCAGACGGCCAACTATGTCGGGTCGCTCTTGGTCTTGCTGGCCGAATCGTCGGAGCCGCACAATGTCCGCATGTTCAACCTGCTCAGGCCCGCATCGCAAGCCTTGACCTATCTGGCCGAAGGCGCTGGGGAATAGCTAGACGGTCGGTTTGACCGGCAAGGGGCGCATCATGCGCCCCTTTGTCATTGTGCCGTCTCAGCCCGTCGCGTCGCCTTGGTCTTGGCCTCCCGCTTCGCCTCCTTGAAATAGCCCATGTACTCGTCGTACATCGCTTCTTCCTCGCGCTCCATCTGGCGAATCATGGCGCGTTCCTCGGCCTTGGTGTAGGTGCCAGTCAGGCGGATAGCATCCGTCCGATCGCGGGCTGCGCCGGTCATCTTGCTCCACCGCTCGGCCAGCTTCGCCATGCGGATCATCTCGTACTGCTCATCGACTAACTTGCCAACCTTGTTGGCATCTAGCGCCTTGCGGGCGCGGTTGAGCTCAGACAGCGCCTTGGTGGCTTCGTCCTTCGCCTCGTAATACCGGGAACGTGCCCCGCGCACGTCGGGCACGGTATAAAACTTGCGCAGAAACGGGATTTCCTTGACCTCGACATCAGCCCCGGAAGTCTTGAGAATCGACAGATCGACGGCAGACTGGGCGAACGACCCCGCCCCGCCCGTGAAGGTTCGCGCCAAGTGCTTGACCGTCTCCGGCGACACGTCCAGCCCAGCGGATTCCAGCGCCCCGGCCACATCGTCGGCCAGGGTGCCCCGTGTGGCGCGGTACATTTTCTCCCTGTCGGGTTGGTGCGGGTCGAACTTGCTGTTTGGCATGAAATCACCACCAAACGCTGACTTGTTTGTGAGTGGCGCAAGCATGATGCTGGGAATGGTGCCAAAGGCGTAAGTAGCAAGCTGCAAACCGTCCAACGATTTGCCCGCCACCGTTGAGCCGAAGGGCGTGAATTCCTCTACAAAGCTGCTTGCCACATGCCACGGCATCTTGCCCAGTTCGCCCGTGCGTTGCGCGTCCGCCATGCCCCGGCCCATGTTCCAGAAAAAACCATAGCCGTAGGGTAGCGGAATCTTCGCATAGCCGTCGCCAGTCTTGATGAGCAGGTTGCGTGAACGCTCATACTCGCTGGTCTTTTCGTACTTGTCCTCGTCGTCGCCTGCCGCCATTAGTGACATAAGGTAGCCCAGCCCCATTAGCGTGCTGGAAAAAGCCCATGCCTGCTTGCGGTGCTTGCCCTTGGCGTGCGCGTGCGCAATCGCCGCCGTGCCCTGCACCCCGGCATTGAAAAACAGCCACAGCGCATTGGCCTGCTGGCCCAATTCGCCCTTGCGGTTGAAGTTGACCGTTGAATTCTTGGCCGCGCTGGCGGCCTCGTTGCGACTGCGACCGGATTCGATCATGGACTGATACACGGCCAGGCGCATGGCATTCTCGCCGGCCTGGTTCAGGTGCTCGATGTGTTTCAGCGTCAGGTCAAAAACCTTGCGTCCTGCCGACCGTGCCGCGTTTTTGTAGTCGCCAGCTTTCAGATTCTTGACGACCCCCTCATAGGCCGCGTACTCGGTCTGGATTTCCTTGCCCAGCCGTTCCATATCGGACAAGTAAGCCGCCCCGGTGTTGCCGCCATCCTCGCGATACATCTTCACCCACTTGGTTTCGGTGCCGGTGTAGGCGTACTTGAACAGTTCGACAAACCGCGCCGCGTAGTTCTTGGCAGACTTTGCCGCCATGCCGATACCTTCCTCGCCCGTGATGTTGGCAAGGCCAGTGGTGAAGTCGCGCACGATGTTGGTGACGATGAATTCCGGGTTGTAGCCGGTGTAGATGCGCGAGAAGTAGGCGTTCAGGCCAGCGCCGACACGCACAATCCAAGGCATGGCGTCGGTGCCCATGTTCTTGTAGGCCCGCGCCAGAATCTCGTCGTTGATCTGCACGCGGATTTCGTGGCCATGCACATAGACGATAACCTCGTTATCGGCGGGCATCGGCGAAGCCATCAGCACCACGGCGGGGTCAGACGTGCGCCGGATGGTGAAATGGCTGGGCGTGCTGCTCTGGTACAGGCTCATGGCCTGCCCCCTGAACAGCCGTGCCGCCTCCTGACTGTCGAAGGCGCCGATTACCTGCCCCTTGTGCAGTACCTCGTAGGCCACGTTCTCCTTGAGCACCTGCCGCTTCTTCGGCTTGTCGATGGTCAGCAGATCGGCGCGCCCAACCTCCACCGCCATGTTCAGCAGATGGATGCCGACGATGTTCTTTTCGCGCAGCATCAGCGCACGTTCATGATCTGCCAGCAGGTTTTCGATGATCCATTCGCCGCCCTCGCGCATCTCGTGGCCCAGCGCCCGCTTGATCTTGTGGCGGGCACTCAAGCCCTTGCCGGTGCCCGTCGGCTTGCCATCATCCGGCCCACCCTTGAGCGGCACATAGCTCTGGTAGGCGCCACGATAGGCCGCCGCCTGTTCCTTGCTCACCATGCCGGAATTCACCAGAATGGCCAGCGTGTCGTCGGCAATGGCGCGGAACTCGTTGGCCAGCTTTTTCAGTTCCGGGCTTACCTTGGCCAGAATTGCCTTGGCTTCGGCATCGGTCATGCCAGAACCAGCGTCTGGGCGATCCTGATTCACCTTGGCCACCTGGGCATTGCGCTCCTGTGCGTGCTGCGCGTGCAGGAACTGCGCCACGTCGTCCATGCTGAACCCGGCTTTCTGTATCTTCTCAACCAGCGGCTTGACGCGCTTTTCGCGGAAATCCTCAGCCTTGTTGGCAAAGCGCGAGTGCATGCGTTCCTCGGCCTTGTACACGTCCGCCAGTTCAGAGAGCTTCACCCCTTGCTCGGCCAGCCAGTCCTTGATGACCGTGAAGCGATTGAGTTTGTCCTGTCCGAGCCGTTGCGCATGGCGGAATGGCGTTTCGGCAGGTAGATCGGGCTGCGGGTTGGCGGCCTTGCCGTCTTGCAGGTTCAGCGGCGGCTGGTTTCCGTTCTTGCGTGCCACCATGAATGCAACGCCATGCCCGCCAATATCGCCGCCGTCAATCACAGCCTCGCGCATCTGGCGCAGCATAACAGCTGCTTCGCCTGCATCGTACTTGTCGAGCTTTGCAGCCATGTCATGAAACCCGGCCTTGTCGAGCTTGCTGATGATGAAATTGCGTATCCGGTTCCACCATTCAAGCGCGGCCTGTCGCAGCTTGTGATTCTTTCCCTGCGCCAAGGCCAGCATCTCATCAACGACGGCGATCTTTTGTTCGTCTGACAATTTGCTGGTGGCCGGTAGGCGCTGGTCAAGCTCCTTCAAAACGCCATGCTTCGATGCGATGGCGCGAACGCCACCAATTCCGCCAGCGCGGTTGAACGACTCGATCAGCACCGTCTCACGCGCATCCCCCATCAAGGCATGCGCTCCACCATGCCCAAGAATCTCGTGCGCCAACACTTCCTCGACATCCTGTCGGTTTTTGAGGTTCTGGCGCACAATATAGACAAACCCATTGTGGAGAACACCATGAATTTCATTTGGCGGGATACCCTGCTTTTCCGCTTCTTTCAGTATTTCCGCAGAAAGCTCGGATGGCGCGAACACCGTGATTATCCGTGCATCACTTGCGGCCTGCCGCACACCCGGAAGTCCGGCGATAAGCTCATCGACGACTGACTGCGCAACGGGCGGCAGGTCAGCGCGTGATTGTCTTGCGCTGAACATCGTCACGCCCTTGTCGGTTTCCTTGGTCTGGATCGTGCCAAACAGGTTATCGAAGGCTTCCGCAACCGGCGCAATCTCGCCTTCCAGCAGATACGGATAACGCCCCTCGTCGCGGGCGAAGTCATCGATGCTGACCACGTTCGCCAGGTAGTCGTTGCTGTAGCCCTTGAGCATCATCTTGTGGATGATGTAGTTCTCGAATGACCGTGCGCCGCGTTCGATAATGCGCGACCAGTAACCGCCCGAATTGCCCTTGTCGATCAGGCTGGCACGCTTCGCCATCGGAGATTCATTCAGCGCCTTGACCAGATCGGCAAAGGCTTCGGCGACTTCCGTCCTGACGCCTTCTTGCAAATCCCATTGCGCACGGTCGCGGTAGCGTTCGGCAATCTTCCCATACGTCGTGTCACGCTCGCCATCAATCATTTTGCCGAAAGCGCGTGCCGGCAACTTCTGGCCAGACTGTTTGTGGACGTAGTAGTTTTCCGGGTTGTTGGTGATGTAGTCGTAACCCTTGCCGCGCTTGCTCTGGAAATAGTTGTCCAGCGCATGGAACCACTCATGCGCCAGCGATCCGGCCCCGCGCGTCTTGGTCAGGTTGATGACCAGCATATCCGGCTCGAAGTGGGCGGCAAATTTGCCCGATCCACGCGAGCCAAATGCCAATCCAAGCGACCCATTCAGCGACATGGCTTTCGGTGGCACGCCGATAATGTCGGACAAGTCCATCAGCGCATCGTAGGCTTGATTGAGCATGCCCTGCCGATCCTTGCCGCCAGCGCCTTGCGATACCCAATTGCCGAACGCAGCACCACGGAATCCAAAGGCATCCTGAAACTGTTCCAGCGTAACGTCCTTGCCTTTGCGCCAGTCCTGCGCAGTGCGCTGCCGGTTCTCCTTGCTGCGCACGTCGGATTCCTTGACGTTATCCGAGTCCTTCACCGCCCCCCATGCGGCCACCAGATCGTCATAGTTGCTGTTCCGGTAGTCGAATGCTTCCTTGGTCGTCTCGAAGGTCTTGAGCTTGCGATAGAGCTTGTCGCCCTTCTTGTTGAGCGAGTAGCGCCCAGGATTGCCGCGTACCTCGAACTCCATCTTCTTCGGGTGGGCAGCTTCTCCGAGTGCAGCCTGTACCTTGTCCATCACGTCGGCAACGCTTCCGGCCTCGTAACGAGTGGATTTATCGTCAATCTTGACATGCACGATGGGCGACGGAACCCGAGTCTTGCCGTCCTCTGCATAACGGTAGGCTTGCGGATATTCTTCGACCCTACCGATGCGGCCCCAGTTGGCGCGGTTGATGGATTCCAGCAGCGACACCTTGGCGGAGAAATGCTCAAGCTGCCTGCTCCCTGCCTCCTTGATGTAGTTCTCAAGGAAGTTGTGGCCCAGCCCGCCACTCATCATCGAGGCCGTCAGCCCGCGCATGGTCTTGACAGTCTTCACCCACCCGGCCACCTTGTATTTGTTGCGCGGCTTGCTGGGGATTTCTGCCCTGGCAGCATGGGCCACGGCGGCAATGAACGGGTCTTCGATCAGGTCGATACTTTCCTTCGGCCAAATCTTGCTCAACGGCTGCGAGGCGATTTCATCGTCCGACAATTCGCGGGTGACGGCATCGCGCAAAGCTGCGGCTTTGTCTTTGCGTGAACCGGCAAGATGCTCGCCGATCTCGTCGGCGATCTTTCCATCGGCGGGCTGGTCGGCTAGAGTGGAACCACTCTGACCGCGAGCGTTAGGGGTCGTCTGACCGGAGGACTTTTCAGGCTGACCAGCGAATGCGGGCTGCTCCCCGGCAACAGCGGATGCGGGTTCGCTTAGTGCAGCCCCCACAAACGGCTGGGTAGAGTCCTCCGCAATAGGCTTCCCGGATTGCCCTGCGGGGGATTTTTCTTGACCGGCTGGCTTTACGTTTTGGTTGCCTGCATCAGTGCCTGCTCGGCCTTCGGATTCTCGCGCAGCTTCATCACCAGATTGACCACGGGTGTCGGGTCGATTCCCGGATTCTCCAGTTTGTACTTCTCGATGGCCGCCAGTTGTGCCGGCGTGCAGTTCGGGTGCGGTTGCACTGAAGAGGTCTTGGGCTGGATGGGTTCGCCCGTCATCAGGTTGATACGGTTTTCTGGCACGATCAAGCGCCTCCTGTTTTGTGGGCATTGGCATGTCGCCAAACAACCCGCCTTTGCTGTCCTGGATTGAAACGACCTGCTGCGCGTAGTCTTGCAGGAAGGCCGTGATGTTCTTGGCGCTCCTGAGATTGTCCGCCAAAAATATAATAATAACACGCTGGGATTGCGTTAGTCCGCCGCCGAACATGTCGCCTTGCGCCAGAAACTCGTCCAGGCGCTTGCCTTCCGCCCGCAGGCCGGAAAGCGTCTCGATGGCAGCCGTCAGGTCGCTGGCAATGTCGAACTCAGCCGGGATGCCGCCC